TTGTTTTTCATCATATACCCAATCTATTCTTTTCACTTGCAAAGCATCCCGATATGAAATGAAAATCCTAAGCAATTCAAAAAAGACTGCTCTATCCTCACTATTCAAGAATTGCTGTTTATTCTGTCTTAATGTAAATAAAACTCCGACGAATGCTATTAATCCGGCAATCGCTCCTAATAGACTTCCAAACTCACCCCAGTCGGTCTGTTTATCCGCAAACTTACCTTTGGTCTGAATAAAATAGAAAGCTAAAATGACTATTATAATTAATATGAGGATGACAGTTCCCCAAACGAGCCAACCTTTTACATTTCTTTTCATTCTTATCATAAATCAAAATCTAATAAGTTTTAAAACAATATTATCAATTCAAATATAATCATGATTTTGATAAATAAAAAATATTTCCAGAAATAATAGATTCCAAAGGTACTAAAGTTTGTTCCTATTTATCACAGCAAACAATATAATACAAGTGCTCACCAATTATAGCTATACTTGACTTAAAAGAAAAGTTCTCACTTTTTTATTTTCCCGACCGAACTTTTCAATTATATATTAGTACTATCTTATGTAACCCTTCTGGAGAGTTTGTTGATTCGTGTGTTGTTGATTGGAAGGATTACAAAAACAAGAGGTAGCTTATTGGGCTACCTCTTCTAATCCTATTCATCAGGTGTTATTATAGGAATATCTCCTTTAAAAAACTGTGGCGGTATTGTTAAAGTCCCTACTACATTCCCCAAATTTGCAGTAAAAGTTGTAATAAAGGAACGAATATAAGGGAACATAATTGCAGGTGCATTAGCTGTCAGAAATTTCGCTTTAATATCCTCTGTTATATCCTCACTAAGTTTAAATTTACCTATAGCACGCAATGATAATAAAAAATAATTCTCATTGGAAACAGTAACTTCCATTACAATACTAAAAGTATCTCTTTTTTTCTTATTAAGAAAAACAGTAGGCTCACATTCTATCTCGACATCCATTTGTCTCCCTCTAGGAGCCTTGGCCTCAAATGTGACATTTACAATATCGACGCCATGAAAAGAGAGTTTTGGTTGAGTATTGACTTCCATTATGATGCGTTTAATAAATCTTCAGTTAAAGAAATATGGTTATGCATATTGCTATTATATCTTTCCTTATTTTCAATTACTTTTACGGAAAATTCAGAAGATACAATTTCCATTTGTGTATAATTACAGATTTCACCGACAAAATTGGATAACGCTTTTGCTTTTCTTTTCATAATCCAATCAGTCAAGCTTTCTGTAGTCTCATTTTCAAGAGCTTTATCAAGCTTCTGCTCTAACTTATTCAAGTCTAACATAATAACATTGTTCTTTAGTTAGCATTATACTCATCCTTAAATATAAAATCTGTTATACAGGACAATTTATAAACTACTGCCTGGATTCTTTTTCTATAAGGATATTTATTTATCAAAATAGAATCCCCTGTGGGTAAATCTTGAAAGATTATCCCATCTAATTCCTCTGTCCACTTAGCTTTCTCATTTATATACTCACAAACATCTTCTACTGTTGCTTTGATACCTGTCTTTTTCCAAATACGTTCTCCAACCTTGTCTATTTGTGACCGATAAAAATTATAATGTTCCTCATTAAAAACTGTATTCAGAAAATTCTCAGTTTCAATGTTTGCTTTATATATTTCAAAAGCACCTGTGCGCTTTTTGGAATTATATCCCCACGATACAGCATCAGTTTCTTCATCCCAAAAATAGTAACCACTACCTAACCAAGCATCATTCCTACTACAAATAGCAGGTCCTGATAACCTGAATCTTCTTTTCTCTTGGGTATGATACATTAAACGTTTCAAATCAATGATTTGTTTTTGCACCAGGCTTATATTAATATTTATTTTTTAGCTTTATCGCTACGTTGCGACAAAGCTAAACATTTAATTTTAAAGAAACAAATTTCATTTTTCAAGGAAATTTTGTATAAAACTTATACGTGTGGATGATTGATTGATTGATTGATGAACTAAAATTGCAATAAAACACTACTAATCAGCGATATACACAACTAATTTATCTCAATAAATGAATGATATATTCATCTTGTTACTGGGGTAATGTTAATACATTTTTAACACAATAACTTCGTAATCATCATTAATATTGATATATTGTTGACACAAATGAGTTATCAAATATCAATACACTTGTAATTTTGCCTAAATATCTATTTGAAGGCTACATTACTTCATTTTTAACCCATATATTATCCAATTGATAATGCCCAATAGAATTACTCCAATATAAATCTTATCTTTATGAAGCTTCCACCATGATAGCTCAACAACCTTCTCTCTTTGATTTAGTAAAGCATTCACCTTATTACTTATAGTATCAAGTCGATTCGAAAATTGTTGCAAGGTAATAGATAATGTTTCATAAACTTCGGTCCGTTCTTGCTCCTGTTTAGAGGCGGTGGTAGTACTTTCTTTGACTGGATACTGTTTTCCGGTTGAATCCGGAAGCGACAAGTAAACTGTTTTATTCTCAAATTTCAGCTCACTCAACTTGTCAGTAGTAATTTTCGTCTGCTTATTCACATCCAGCCGTAGTGATTCAATTAAGTTTCGCAAATACAAGAAATCCCCTGAATAGTCAATCTGCTTTTGTGACTCAATGTTATGAGAAGTTTTGCAAGAAGTAAACCATATTCCTGACATCAGGAACATGGTTATATAGATTAGCATTTTCATACTTTCAGATATTTACAAATACCTTTCACATGAAGAGAGACAATAGTCCGTTTACCTTCTTCTGACAGCAGGAAATCCACATCTTCTTTGTTATCCTGAAACAGATTCTCCGTCAGAACAGCCGGACACTTCGTATGCTTCAAGATATAAAAACTACTCTCCTTATCTGGATCACCGTCTGCCATATCCTTCCGTATCTTCATTCCAGGCAAGTATTCTTCAGCAGCCCCATACAGATAGTCAGCTAACTTATCGGCTTTTGTCTGCCCCACGCTAGTCCATGCCTCCCAACCACGTGCCTGCATCCAATTTGAGCCATTACCGGCTGCATTACAATGAATAGAAATAAGAATTGCTTCAAAAGTCTTATATTCATTCACCCGCCTACAACGTTCTGACAAAGGAACATCTATTTCCTCTTTCACGACCAGTTCCGCATCAATACCTAATTTACGCAATTCAAATACTACACGCCCAGCAATTTCACGGGTATAGGAGTATTCCCTTAACCTGCCATCTGGAGAACACTTACCCGGAGTATTACTACCGTGACCGTTATCAATCAATATTTTCATATCTTTCCTCTTTATCTAGTTCGTTTTCGATTCTATCAATAATTCCTTGTACATGTGTAGGCGTAGCTCGCTTAAATTCAAAACGTATTACATGGTAAATTATACGAAACCCTTTGTTTCTAGGATAAGCAATAATCAGATTCTTAAATGCGTTCTGAAGATATACATAAGAAAATACATACGTAATAGTCTTAATAACTAACAATGAGTTCTCACCGTCTCCTATCAAGCTCATAAAGGAGAAGACTACTTCAATGATTATAAGATAGAGAAGAAGTTCAACCAAGGCATTTTTAAACTTATCCCACTTAAAGTTTTTACAACGTATAATTGAAACACCATCAGCCCTCATTCCGCACCAAATATTAAATCCAAACATTATAACTAATGCTATAAGAAAACCTTTAGTCGGCGTTAAATAAGCAAGAAGAGAACTGAACATCGAAACGAAAATAATTCGTATCTGGTCTACATTAAATAGCTCATATAACCATCTCATAATATTAATCATAAAGTTACTACCAATATTGAAAACACAGTAATCAGCCCAGGAAGCAAAACAGTAGCTAATGCGTCAAGCCAATCAAAGATGAACCCGCACTTTTTCTGAATGTACTCAACCACTATTGCGGCAATGGCGGTTGTCGTTAAAGAAACAATAGCAGATTTACAGAAATCAATGCCTAATAGAAGGAAACAGAAAACAAGCATTACAACAAAGACGAACATCCCGGCTTTGGCGTGTGCCGGTCGGTTAGATTGCAAAATCCAATCATACAATACTTTTATACCCATACTCATAGCGTTTAATTATTAATAAAATATTCTGTATGGAACAAATGTATTGAGTATAATAACGAGTTTTACAAAAATGGAAAATCTTGGAAATCGATTCTATGATAAATATCTATAAAACAAGACATTATAATTTTCACTTTTTCCATAAATAAAAAAGGGATGCTTGAAAAGCACCCCTAAAACGACCAACAGATTGAACTATTAATCCGTAAACATATACACGGAAAGGTCAACCTTTTCTATTTCGTCAGAAATCGTATCTCCATACATTGTTAGACACACCCGATAACGGTCAATACTTCTTTGAATCTGTTGCAAGGTAGGTTTCTCGGGATATTCCGAACTGGCAAAAGTTACCAGTTCCTCACCATTCTCACTGGTACCAACCACCCGGAAGTGATGACGTACAATCCAGGTTCCGTCCGGCTGTTGCTCGATAGGCTTAGCAATCCCACGCGGTAAGATATTTTTTTGATCCATGTTTTTTGATATGTTTAATTAGTTGTTTTCTATGGTTATATTTATTCTTCAATACAAACTTTTCAAAATGTCCTTCGATATAAATATATTCCCACCATTCAGGAAGTAACATCGCTGCAATTTTACGACGGATATTGTACGTTGCAAAGTGTTTCATCAGGCCATAATAAGAGTTCATCGTACTCACAAACTTCTCAACATACGCTTCTGCAAATCCATTTTCAGCTATTCTATTAAATTTCCTGACAGCGTTATATGTGTTACCAACCACCCTGTTAGATACATAAATTCTACCCGGCAAAATGAACGCCCCAACAAACAAGACTCCTTTCTTATAATGCTGAAGATACAGTTTGCGTGGATGCAACCGTAAAAGGAGTTGTTCTTTCAGGAAACCATCAAGAAGATGGACTTTGGACAATATTTCTTCCGGTGATTTCACTACGATACAAAAGTCATCAACAAAGCGTACATAATACATGAATCCCAATATTTCCATCACGAAATAATCATATACAGACGCCAGAAAGTTGGCTATGAGTTGTGACGGCAGGTTCCCGATAGCCACTCCTCTGTCAGGATCATTATGAAACAGACTTTTATTACTGGGAAGTCTGTCCCACATGGAGACGGGAGAGCGTCTGATACACTTATTTTGTGGACAATGAAAGATAGTAACGGCTAGAAGGTAAAGCAAACATTCAATATCATCGCCTTTATAATTGTCCCTTACGAATATGTTCAGCATCTCCCATACCAACGATTTCGAGATAGACATGAAGAAACTGAACAGGTCATCTTTGAAAATGTACGCATCGGCAGTATAATTCTCACTGACCTCGACTATCATGTTATTCAGATAGTGCACGGCAGACAAGCATCCCTCACCCTTCCGGCAGTTCTTGGAGACGTTTCCTTGTTCCCGGAAGCGTTCCTCTAAGATCGGCTCGATACGAAGAGCGATCCAGTGATGGACAACGCGATCAATAAAAGCGGCGGCAAAGACTTCCCGATATACAGGGTAAGTCCGTATGAATACTTTTGAAAAGTCCGGTACATATTCACCGTAAATAATAGAATACCATAGCCGCACCAATGCGGACTGATAATCATTATAGAACTCAACACAATCCGTACTCGTTCTTTTCTGTCTGGCACAATCTTCGGATGCTTCGAAAATACTGCTAAGAAGTATGTCATAGATTATATTACCTGTTGCGGCGAGGGGACGAACCCGGTTCGCGTTCTGGCGGTTGTTCGTGTTGACGTTGCCGTTGTTGAAGTTCACGTTCCAACTGCTGGAAGCCGTTGCATCCGCTATCTTAGTCTTTCCCGGCTCATCACCGGGGGGATGCCCAATAAATAATTCTAATTGCTCACCCATAATCTCCGTAAAGATTACAGCTCCGGCTTTGCGACTTGTTGCGATCCGTTAGCTTTTTGCCGTTGGAGATCTGCAACCGTTTTTTTGTACCAGCCGGTACTTTGTTTACCGATACTCTCTGCAAGCAGACAGATTTCGGCTGTTTGAGTCAGGCTGGTCAAATGTCGTTCTTCACACACTCTTAGCAGTAATTTCAATGCATCAAACTCACACAAAAACTTCATCAGATAATCTGCACGGTGCTCAAGGTTCATATCTGTATTTGCATAACGGATATATTCGCAACAATGGACGGCAAGCATCATCAACTCCGTACCAAATTCATACCGGAACGCCTTGGGGAATTGTTGCCGGGCATCAATGATAAGGTTCAGAAGCTTATACATCGAATTTGATATAGGAAGGTCTTGTGTAAGTGCCATGTTAATTTTTTAATATTTTAATGTATGTATTAGAGGGCGCAAAGTTAATAACTGTAAAGCAATTAACACAATTTTAGCTCAAAAAAGTGAAACTAAAAAGCCCCTACCGGGGCTTTTATTTAGCTAACTCTCTAAGGGATAAATAATTAAAGGGATAAAGTGTTTATTGCGGCGAGGGGACGAACCCGGTACGCGCTCTGGCGGCCGTACGTGCTGAC